GGCAATCAGCTCATGCAGAACTACAAGGATTTGGGATTACAGATTGTTCCAGCGGTGAATGCCGTTGATGCCGGTATCCAAGCTCTATGGCAGCGGATGGCTGGTGGTACATTGAAAGTGTTCAATACACTTCCTAACTTCGCCAAAGAGTTTGTGCTGTACCGGCGTGACGAGAAGGGTAAGATCATCAAGGAGCATGACCACTTGATGGACTGCCTGCGTTACATCCAGAACAACATCAACCGAGCGAAGTCCCTAGACCAGATGCGTAAGGCCCCGACATATCGCGGCCCAACTCACTACAATATTTAACAGGAGCGACATGGCTGAGATCATCGAAGGTGTGTTAAGCGAAGACGAGGCTGACGCTATCAGTGAGGCTGCGCGCATCAAGCAAGAACTAATGGACACCTTGGCCGGGTCCATTACAGGCAAGTTCCACACCCGTGCTGCAAAGCGTTCCGGTAAGGAGGCGCAATGGTTGCGATCTGCGAAGCTCTACTACGGTAAGCTGGCACTCGACAACTGGTACATTAATTCGGAGACCCCGTTCGCAGGTGTGGGTTATCGTGATCGACCAGACGTAAACATCGTGCGTACCAAGTGCTCGATTGCTATCGCTCAGACCGTGAGCATGCAGTTTGGTACAGGTAGCAAGAACTGGGACCTCTGGCCGGCAGCAGGTAATAAGGACCCTAAAGTTGCACAGGCTTGCTCAGCTATGTCGGATGTCATCGAGGCACAGCTGGAGGATACGAAGTATTCCTTCCATTGCCGCAAGGCCATGTGGGATCGCGTCATTCTCGGCACAGGCGTACTGAAGGGTCCGCTCTCTACTGGTGAACTGGCTCGCTCATATGAGAAGCTGGAAGGCACCGAGACTTGGATTCCGTCGGTCACTGTGGACTACAAGCCGAAGCTCTATCGTGTCAACCCGTGGTTCTTCTATCCTGATGAAACCACAGAAGATAGTGACCAGCTTGGTGACTGCATTGAAGTACATCCCATGTCGGCACTCGACCTTAAGAAGCTGATCAAGCATGAAGGTTTTGAAGCTGCTGGAATTGAAAAGGCTCTTGAACAGAAAGCGGACGAGTACAACTCTAATACATTTAGTGACTTTACCACGCTGTCCGAGAACAACCCCAATGTCTTTAAGGGCAAGTATCTTGTACTAGAGTATCATGGTCCGGTTACGAAGACACAGCTTGATGCTATGTCGATTGAGCCGTGCTATGATAGCTTGAATGATGAATACTACGGTGAAGTGTGGGTCTGTAACGGTGAGATCATTCGCGTGCAGTTGGAAGACATTGAAGCGTCCTTCCGTATTCCCTACTACATCTGCTCGTGGGAGAAGGACCCCGGTAGTGTCTTTGGCTTCGGTGTTCCGCTTATGATGGAAGACGCCCAGCGCGTCGTCAATGAAGCGTGGCACATGATTCTGGACAACTCGGCTATGTCTTCGGGCCCACAGGTAGCGATGCAGAAGCATCTCATTGAACCAGCTAACGGTAAATGGGAGCTTGGTCCTAACCAGATTTGGTACCTCACTGATCCGCAGGTTACAGTTGATCAGGCAATTCAGTTCTTCAACGTGCCTAACGTCACTGGCAATATTGTTCCTATTCTTCAGATGGCTCAGCAGTTCTCCGAAGAGGAGAGTCAGATTCCCCTGATCAGTGCAGGCTTGCAGAGTCCAGAGATGAGTGACACAGCCACTGGCTCGTTGATCGCACATCAAGCATCAACCACTCTTCTGGATTTTATGTCCGAGGATTGGGATGACAACATCACGGAGCATTTGATTGCGGCGTGGTATGGTTGGAACATGCAGTATAGCAAGAACAATGAGATTAAGGGTGCCTACAGCGTTGATGTTCGTACCTCAACTCAGTACAAGAACAAGCAGCTTCACCTCCGCGACTTGGAGAAGTTGTCCGTTGAAGCCGCTCAGAATCCTGAGATGGCTAAGTGGATCAACGTTGGTGAGTTGCAGCGTGTGCGTCTGGAGATGATGACCATTCCTACCCGCACAATCATGAAGACAGAGGAAGAGATGGCAGCTGATGCGCAGGCAGCAGCGAATCAGCCACCTCCGACTGAGGTTATGGACCTGCAACTGAAGGCCCGTAAGTTGGCTCTTGAAGAAGCGCAGCTGGCCTTTGATGCTAAGCAACAGCAGCAGCGCGAGATCATGGAGCATGAAGAGAAGATGACGGCTAACCAAGCACGTCTTGTGGAAGCACAGGCTCGTGTGGCAGTCAGCCAGAATGACAAGGAAACGGAGATCATCAAGCTCGCTGCTCGCAGTGAGGAGACAGCCTCCAAGCTGATCTCGAATGAGAAGATGAACCGTGAGAACAATCAGACAACTGCCTTCGGTATCGCTATTGCCGAAACAAGGAAGCGGCAGGAGAATGAGTTGTATGCACAGGAACTGAAACTTAAAGCCGCAACCGGCAGTGGTGTATAATGGCTATCGAATTAGACAAACATCTAAACTTCAATGGCCCCGACTGGACTGCTCTTCGCATGTATTTGCAGGAGCAGGAAGCAACGAAGATTGGCTTGCTCTTAGGGGCTAAGACACACGACGATACAAATGAGTTGCGAGGCGCTGTCAAGTTTATTCGACACCTCCTTGCAATTGAGAAGACCGCTAAAACAGCCGTCAACCAAAGGATTTAACAAATGGCAGACCTAACCGAGCAAGAAGCAGACAAGTTGTTTGCACAGATTTCTAGTGCTATCAGTGAGAACGATCCGCTTAAGCTGACCGCTCTTACAGAAGAGCCCGCTCTTGATGATAAAGAAGAGCAACCTGAAGATAAGACGCCTCCTGTTGATGACAACAAGGAGCCGGATGATTCTAAGGATGAGGATAATAAAGAGGACAGTCCGCCGGATGACAAGTCGGCCGACGATAACGCTGAAGACGATAAGACAAAGACTGGTGATGACAAGGTAGATGAACTGGCGGCCCTTAGAGAGCAAGTTGAAAAGCTCAACAAGGTAAACCACGATCTGCGGTCACAGGCAGGCCGAGTCCCATTCGTACAGAAGCGGCTACGGGAGTTAGACAAGAAGCTAGAAGAGTTGGCAAGTGCGCAGGCTTCTCCTTCAAGTCACCCTTCCACAAAGATTAAGCCCAAAGTTGATGAACTCCTTAAGGGTATTCGGGAAACTGACGCCGATCTCGCTGATGCAATTAGCCAAGCTATTGCGTCCGCCACTGATAGCGTCGCGGATGAGATGAGAACCAAGGAACGTGAGAGTCTTACGTTTCTCCGTGATCAGGAAGCTCAGTCGTACCAAGAACAGGAAGCAAACCGTCTCTTGGAAATGTATCCCAATGCTGCTGAGGTTTTCCGCTCTGAGCATTTTACTAAGTGGAGGAGTAACCAGTCTACTGGCATTCAGTCCCTAGCTTCATCCAACAGTGCGGATGACGTGGCCTTGGCCTTCGAGAAGTATGCGAAGGATATGGTCCGCGATTACCCGGAACTGGCGGAGAAGTCGAAGGAAGCAACACCCGCGAAGACGAGTGTGAATGACGAGCAGGCTCAGCGAATTGAGGCAGAGCGACAGAAGCGTAAAGCGAGTTCGGCAAATGTGTCGAGCCCTAATGCTTCTGGTAAGATTGCGATCCCAGATGATCCAGAGGCTCTGTTTGAGAAGTACACCAAGCAAATCAACAAAGAGATGCGTGGTGAATAAGAAGGGAAACAACTATGTCTAGTTTTGGTATCACTACCTATGGCGATATCTCGCCTCGCGTCGGCATCTATGCCGTTGCAAACTTTCTTGCGCATGCCGGCCCCATCCAGATTCTGGAACGGTTTGCCAAGATTGAAGCCCTGCCGAAGAACGGCGGTCAGATTGTCAAGTGGCGTCGTTTCGTGCCGTTTGAGATCAACACCACTGCTCTCGTTGAGGGTGTAACTCCTGCGCCGAACATGCTCCAGTACGAAGATGTCACCTCGGTGATCTCGCAGTACGGTGCGTGGGTTAACTTCACCGACGTTATCATGGATACCCATGAAGACCCGAACTTGCAGAAGATCAGCATGGGTCTTGGTGAACAGGCGGCTGGCGTTAAGGAGCAGATTCTGTGGGCGGAAGTCATTGGTGGTACCAATGTCCTCTACTCCGGCGCTGCGACCTCCCGCGCTACCGTGGAAGCTCCGATCTCGGCCGATGAACTGGTTGCGGCTCAGCGTTTCCTGAAGGCGAACAAGGCCCGTCACATCACCCGTATGCTGAAGGCCAGCTCCAACATTGCCACTGAACCTGTGGCTCCGGGCTTCGTCGGTTTCGGTCACTCCAACTTGGAGCCGGACCTGCGTGGTCTTACTGAGTTCGTTGTGCGTGAGAAGTATGCCTCCGGTGCACCTCTCAATGACTACGAAATCGGTAAGTTTCAGGATATCCGTTTCATCCTGAGCCCTGATTTCACCCCGTTCTACGGTGCGGGTAGCACGAACGTCACTGGTGTTCTCAGCCGTGATGGTACAAATGTCGATGTGTATCCGCTGGTTATTGTTGGTCAGGATGCCTTCGGTGTGGTTCCTCTGCGTGGTCAGAATTCTGTCAGCGTCACCGTCAAGAATCCGACCGCGACCTACGAGGACCCGTTGGCCCAGCGTGGCTTTGCCAGCTGGAAGATGTGGTACGCTGCTGTTCGTCTCAACGAAGAGTGGATGGTCCGCATTGAAGCAGCTGCATCTGCGTAATAGTCGAGGACAAATAAATGACTGATTACACTAGTAACCTTGTAAAGAAGAAGCACCGTCATCGCGGCATTTACTCCGGTATGCCGTATCAGGTGGCTGGCCGCCTCTTTCTGCCCCTTGGCACTGTGCTTACCACAGCTGATCGTTTCCTTATGGTTCCGATTGGTGAGAATCAGGTGATTAAGCGCGTTACCTTGGAAGTTGTTGGCGATACCTCTACTGTCGCCGGCTCCATTGGTCGTTTCCAGATTCTGGATGCGAACGGTGATCCGGTGTCGGTCCAGCGTATGGGCCCGTTCGGTGATACGGATACGAAGTATGTGTCTCCTGCAACCAGCGCCGCACTGTATCGTGCAGCTGGCCAGCTGGATGGCTATACGGAGACGATCATCGCTACTGTTGAAAAGCTGACTGGTCCGATCTATCTCGGCATTGCTATCACCACTGGTGGTACCATTGCTGCGGACACCGAAATCTTCCTCGGTGCCGAGTTTGATGGTGAGACGAGTACGCTCGACACGATGGGTGATAGCAACCCAGACAACGATTACCTTCTGGTCTAATCGAGTCAAACTGCAATTGTGGATGGCGGGGCTTCGGCCCCGTCATTTCCACCCCCTGTATTCTAAAGGAGAATACCCATGAGTAACGGTACTATTGTTGGACCCAATTTTAAT